TTATTTATAACCTTTTCCCTGCCTAAATACCGGTGGCCAGTATGGAAGTGGCTTAGCATCATTTTTAATTTTAAAATCACAATAGTCCCCATCTTCAAAACAGGTATGCTCACGAAACAGCGGTATCCCCATTACTCCAAGCATAACATAGTCCAGATTGCAAAGATAAGGCATATATTCTTCATATCCGTATTGTTTTGCGAAGTTTGCTAAAGGGCAGGCAATATTATGGAAACTGAGATCATATCCCTCTTCAGGCGGGGTTTTGGTTTTTGCAAAAGGGAGAAGTTAAAGGAGATGAAAAATGATAAAGAGACAAATTCCTCAGGTTATTCAGGAAGCAAGCGTATTCATAAACGGTCAAGGATATTTAGGCGTAGTTAAATCGCTCACGATACCAAAGATAGAACAAGAGACGATCGAAGCCAAAGGGGCTTTAAGCGGCAATTTCGCAAGCGGAACGATAAAGCCGGTGGAAATGGAGTTTAAACTAAGCGTGCTTGATAGGAACACATACTTGGGTTATGGACTAAACACTTGGAATAACAGAATTCCTTTTTTATTCAAGGCTAGCATCTTTCAATCCGGCAAAGGCGCTCCCGAGCCTTTTTCTATGGCGGTCACCGGAGACGTAGTCGAGATAGACCCGGGAAGCTTTGAAAGCGGAAAAGAGATGGAAGTGAGCATCAAGCTAGCCGTTCATTTTTTAGATATAAATATAGGCAAAGTCCCGGTAGCGTTACTAGACGTCGAAAACATGATATGTCTAATAGGCGGGGTAGATTACTTATCTCAAGTGCGTTCAAATTTGGGCGAATAAAACTAAAATTTAAAAGGATATACGATGAGAAAAACGATGATTAAACTGCCTATTAACGGTAAAGAAGTAGAAATTTTCGCGCCGACGGTTAGAGTTATGAAGCTAGCGGGACTTGAAAAAAACGACGACGAGAGAGCGATCAAGCTAGTAGTTAGCTGCGCTAATATGTCAAACGACGAAGTGGAAAGCCTTGATATGCTTGATTTTAAAGCGATCGAGGAGGTGATTAAGGATTTTTTGCAGCCGGCGGAAAAATCCGTATAAATAACGAGGCCGTAGCGTCGGTGGCTTACGCTTTGGGATTCGGTTATAACGAAATTTTAGATTTAGACGTAATAGATTTTAGCGAGTTCGTTAAAATCTCGGAGCGAATTTTAAAGGCGAAATAGACGTTATTTAAGGGCGTCGTTTAGCTTTTTGCCTATCTTGTCCGTAAAGTCGTAAAAAATAACAGGTGTCGCGATTAAAAAGCTTACGGCTAAAAACCACGCAAAGATTGATAATATCGCGCTTTGCGCGCTATTGGGCAGCAAAAAAATAATACTGATTAAAATAAATAAAACGGTAAAAATTTTCATTTTTAGCCTTTTGAGATTTTAGGCGATTATAACATAAAAAGGAATCATATGCAAAACGAAACGGCGGTGGGTATTAGTATCGGGCTAGCCGTTAAAGGGTTAGGTAAAATCAATAGCTTAAAAAGCGAATTTTCAAAATTAAAAAGCGTTATTAACGACGCTAAAAGCGCTATTTTTAAATTCGACGATTTTAAGATAAGCGGTATGCAAACTCAAATTCGCGCCGCCAGACGAGAGCTAATAGGCGATCTTGCCCGTAACGTATCGACTATCGCTAACTCTGCGGCTATCGGTTTGCCTATTAAGCTAGCCATCGACGACGAAGCGGCGTTTGCGAACGTTAAAAAATACGTAGACGACACCGACAAAAATTTACTTACGTTAAAAAATAGCATGAGAGGGTTAAGTACCTCGCTTGGAAAAAGCTTCGGCGACATCGCTCAAATAGCCGTAGGCGGCGGTAAAATCAATTTAAAAGGGGACGAACTCGTAGCCTATACGAAGATGCTAGCTACCGGCTCGGTCGCGTTTGAAATGAGCGCGGACGCCTTGTCTCGCGCGGCTAATAATATGAAAGTCGGCTTTAAAATGGATAATTTAGAGCGTTTAAACGACTTTTTCGACAGAGTAAATTTGCTCGATAACAAAGTAACCAACGCAAACGCGGACGAGATATTCGAAGCTACGTCGCTAACTGCGGCGAATGCGAATCTAATCGGATTAAGCGCGACCGACGCGGCCGCGATTAGCTCTACTATGTTAAGCACCGGTAAAGCTACGTCGGTAGTAGGCACTAGCTTAAACGCGCTTTATTCTACTCTATCGATGGCCGATAAAAAAGGCAAACCGTTTCAAGAAGCGTTAGCTAGTATCGGTATGGACGCCGGGTATCTAAAAGCGGCTCTGGCTAAAGACGCAGCGGGAGCGATAACTACGTTTTTAGAAGCGATTTCAAAAGCCGATAAAGATAAACAAGCGGGGCTTTTATACGATCTAGTCGGCGGAAATTTTAACGACGAGATAGCGGGGCTCGTTACTAACATAGACGCCCTTAGAGAAAACATGAGATTAGCCCGCTCGGATGAAGCGATAGGATCTATGCAAAAAGAGCTTCAAACCAAGCTAGATACTACGAAGTCGGCCATAGAGAGACTAACGCAGGCGTGGAGAAATTTGGGCTCGAGCCTCGGGGAGACGTTTTTACCGCTTACTAATACCGTTGCTTCGGTACTGGGCGGCATAGCCGGCGCGCTTAGCGAACTAAACTCTAAATTTCCTACGCTTAGCGCCGTAATAGTAAGCGCGGTTGCGGGCTTTATGATGTTTAAGCCGCTTTTACTTATCGGTAAAATCGCGCTTTTAAGCGTCGCGGACGGCTTTTTGGGCGTCGTTAAAATGCTTAAATTTTTAAATCCGTTAAATCTGGTAGCGGCGGCTAGGTGGAGCGCTCACGCGTTTAGTTTAGCGGGCGCGACGCTCGCGGCGAAGGCTCATGCGCTTAGTATGCTATTAGTAGGCGCTAGGCTAAGATCTGCGTTAATACTAACCGCGGCCTGGAGCGGAGTTACGAAAATCGCCGCGGGCGCTTCTTCGATACTGGGCAGAGGTTTAACCTTTTTACGCGCGGGCTTTATAGCCGTCGCTAGCGGAGCTAGGATTATGCGCCTAGCTCTTATATCTACGGGTATCGGGGCGATCGTCGTAGTCCTGGGCGCGGCGGCGGCATGGATCGTAGAAAACTGGGACGAGGTAAAAGCGTTTTTTCTTAAAATTTGGGATAGCGTAAAGCCTTATTGGGAGGCTACGACTAAGTTTTTTAGCGGTATTTGGCAAGGAGTAAGCGAGTTTTTAAGCGGTATATTTAAGCCTATTATCGATATATGGAATAACGTTTTCGGAGGATTTTTCGACTGGATAGAGGAGAAATTCGGCTGGATAGGAGAGCTTATAAACGGCGCGCTTAACGGACTTAGCAAGGCTTGGAATAGCGCGAAAGAATTTTTTGGATTTAGCGACGATGAAACCGATAGCCGGACCCAAGCGAAGACGACTTCTTTGGACTGGACTAGCTCGGGATATACTCCGTCTAACCCCGTCTCCCCGCAAGCCGCCGCGGTAGCGGCTACCGCAAGCGGAGCGAATATAAATATAAGCTTTAACGGCGATTTTTTACTTAATTCAAATAACGGCAAATTCGATTTAGAGAGCTTTAAAGCTCAAATAACAAGAAGCGTCAAAGAGGCGCTTAAAAGAGATGAATTTAACAGCGCCAACACCGAAATAAGAGAGCAAAGGTAGCGATATGGTATTAAATTTGGGCGGATTTAAATTTAACTGGAAGCAAGTAGGCGGTATATCTTTAGAGACCGAGTTTGGCATAAGCTCACAGGACCGCATCCAAAATCACCCCGTTTTATTTGCGGCAAATTTAGGAAACCAAACTATAAGCGTGGACGGTCAAACCTTGCCTTATCAAGGAGATAAACAAACTGCGCTTAAAAGGCTTTACGAGCTAGCCCGCGGTAGGCAAAGCTATCCGCTAACCAACGGAAACGGCAAATATTTCGGCAGGTTCGTGGTTATTAAAATCAGCGAAAAACAAGCCGTATTTACCCCAAACGGAGCTTTTTTTACGCAGAGCTTTAGTTTGGAGCTAAAAAGGGATTACGACTCTTGACTTCGCAGACGAGCAAAGCTCGTCTTTGCGACCAAAGGAGAACCTTTGGAAACCCCTAAAGACTAAGATTGCTGCTCGCAATCTAAATTATTGAAAGAGAGATTATGACTAAAGTTTATATAGCTAAAGACGGCGATAGGCTCGATACTATCGTTTACGCGCATTACGGACATTTAAGATTTTTCGAACAAGTATTGTCTCTAAATCCAAAACTAGCCGCTACGCTTAAAGCGGGCGACAAGGTATTTTTGCCCGAGATAAAGGAGAGAGCCAAGGAGCAAAATAAGCTATGGTAAAGCATCCGAATTTCAAACTCGAAGCAAACGGTAAAGATATTACGGAGATCATCAAAGCAAATCTCATCAGTCTAAATTTCGACGACAAAGAGGGAAGCAAAAGCGACGAGATAAGCTTTAGCGTTAGCGGTATATACGCCAAGCCCGTATTCGGCGATAATCTAAAGCTTTGGCTCGGGTATGGGGACGATCTTTATCTTTGCGGCTCGTTTAGCGTCCAAACGGCTAGCAGAGACTACAAAAACTATACCACCGAAGTTAGAGCGACCGCCGTAAACTTCGCAAGTCCTCAAAAAATCAAAAAGCGCAGAAGCTGGGAGAATACCACCGTATTTGAAATAGCGAGAAAAATAGCCGGCGAAAATAAGCTATCCGTAAAAACGTCCGGACAAGATCAAAATATCGCCTCCGTCTTGCAAAACGACGCGGGAGATCTAGATTTCTTGTATGGGCTTTGCTTTGATTACGGCTTTATCATGGCTGTCAAAAATAACACCATCGTCATAGCCGCAAAAGATGCAAAGGGAGACGAAACGCAAACGAGCAATACTCCAAAAAATGAAAGCCTACCCGCTTTTACTCTAAATTTAGCCGAGCTTTACTCGTTAGAGATTACGGAGGCAAACAAAAACTCCTACGGAGCGGTTATAGTAGAGTGGCAAGACATAGAAGCGGGTAAAACAAAGAGTATTAAGGTGGGCTCTGGAGACCAAATCTACAAGATGCAAATAGCCCAACCAAAGAGCGACAACGAGGCTTTTAGGCAAGGCGAAGCAAAGCTAAACGAGCTACAAAAGGGCGGCATAAACGGCAGGTGTAGTTTACCCGGCGCAAATATAGTAGCAGGCGGAAAGCTTAAATTTAAAGGCATAGCTGGACTAGAAAATAATGAATTTAGCATTAAAAGCGTGGAACATAGGCTGACAAGCAAAGATTATACATGTGAGGTGGAGTTTGAGGGGTGAAGTACTAAATCAAGCTTCTTAAAACCAATAAAATATTTTGTATTGATGACAAAAGCGCAACAAATACTGTATAATATAACCAGGCAAAAAAAACAAAAAGGGAGTGAAATTTATGGAAAAGACAGAATTGATTAATGCTATAGAAGCACAAAAAAATAATTTTTATAAAGATGGAAACATATTTTTACTAAAAAAAGACAATGAGTTCATCGATGGTGATTTCAGAACCGCAAAAATAGATGATGAGGAATTAGATATAAATGGTATGAAGATAAAAATTCTATCATCACTATTTAAAAGACAAGATGGGTTTTCTAATTATTGGAGCATATATGAATTTGCAAGTGTTGATTTTAGTGAGACAAGAGAAGGCTACTATAGGCTATGGATACCTTATGAAAATGCTGCTGACAAACATCTTAATTTATCTAATCATTTTAGCAGTGATATATTTGCATATGGATTTTGCGGTAGTTTGAATGATTATTTAAAATTTAATATTAAAAAGAAATATACGTTTTCATTTTTTTATCATATTAGTAACTTCTTGATTATAGATTGTGAGGAAAAAATCACCTTCAAAGAGTTTGATGAGTATTGCAGGATTATATTATCTGCAATTGGTTTCATTACCGGCTTTATACAGATGGATAGAGGTTATTATTTTGAAGACGATGATTTAAAATGTTCGGAATACAAAAATTTTAAATATACAAGTAGTTTTTCTCCTACTTATAAAAGTAGCTTTTACACAATAGAAGAAAATCCGCATCAATATTGCTTCTCAAATGAAAAAGTTGATATCAAAGAAAAAAATAAAAAACTCAACAAAAAAGATTTTGAAAATTTGATAGATAAAATGCTAGACAATATAAATTTCAGAGAAGCGATAGATACACTAACGACAGCAAATACCCTATCTATAAGCTACCACTCAATGAGATTACTTGCAACGGTTTTAGAAATTTTAACGCAAAAAAATGAATCGGACAATAAGAGAACTGAAATAAAAAGAACTACTTATGAAGAAGATTTTATTAAGCAGCTCAAGAAAGAAGCAGAACGACTCATAGGAGATAATTCTAGTTTAAAAGAAAAAAAGAAAAATATATTAGGCAGAATTGACAATATATTTAATCTACCAAACAATGATAAGTTGTTATCATTGTTTGACAAAAATAAAATCGAATTAAACAAGTTAGACAAAAAGTGTGTTATGCTTAGAAATAACCTTTTGCACGGTGAAGCATCTATAACTAGCATTCTTAAAAATCAAGACGAGATAACACAAGTAATGTTTATATACTTAAAATTAAATACATTAATAAATGCTGCAATATATAGCAGTATAGGATACAAAGGGATAATAAGAAATTTACCAAAACTTTTTATGGATTACAAAAATATAGAAGAGCTCCAGAACGAAGAGTATTTTATTTCTATAAATCAATAG